TCATATCCTCTCGGAACATATAATTCACGAAGTTTGGTTTGTATGATAAGTGTGTTGCAATCTTAAGAAAGCAGTCACCAATATAGTTTGGAACACGTGGTTTATCCTTGTCACCTAATTTAGCACAAGCAACCTTTCCTTTATAAGCAACTATAGCTTCTAAAAAATCTCGATTATTTACATAGTACTCGGTCTTTGCTTTTGCCATGCATCCTAGTTTGTTTTGCTGATGGTAGTATAGTATAAAATACCTGTTTTGTCAATGGGGCTTGACAACCTCAAACAAACCTAGTATGATAACTCTGTTAAGGGTTCAGGGACAGGTCTATTAGCTATTATTAAAGATCTTCTCCAACATAATTTTTGTTTGTTTAACAGAACCTAGGTATCCCATCTCTTTAGTAAGACCTTTGTTGTTAATACTTGTAGATACATTATCACCCTGAAGAAGATGCTTTTCATAAAAGATAGCTATCTTGTTATCTAATTCTGTAATAGTAACTACTTGTTGCATTTTAACTACAAACATAGTTTCATACGTAGCAGTCATCCATTCTTTTAAATGAAATCCTTCTATAGCTCTATTACCTCTTTTCTGAATAATACGTTCTACAATCATAGGATTATCAACTACCAAAGAATCTTCACCTGGCATGTAACTAACTTTAGCAATCAGTTCTTCACCAGTTACTAGTTTTAAAGTTGCATAGAATTCTTCTTCCATCATATATCTAATAAGTTGACCTTAACAATTTCATATTTAAAATTCTCTTCCTGATATATTTTTAAACGTTCTTCTAAATGCTTTAATGTATAATTATCCCTACGACCAGATATATCATCTGCAATATCATAAAGAGTAGCGATATGTTTTCCTTCTCCTTTACGAAGGACCCTACCTATAGACTGTAGGTTACGAATTCTAGATTTGGATGGGGATGCAAATATAATGTTATGCAATCTTTTAATGTTAATCCCTGTAGAGAAGGTGCCATACGAAGCAATAATAATAGCATTGTCTTCGTTCTCGGTTAAAGATCTGACTTCCTCTCTATCAGTTACATCAGTAGATCCATGTACTATAAACACTTTACGTGTTTTTCCCACAGAACTATTTATTAAATCGTAAAGAGGTTCACCATGTTTTTCTACATAGTTGTATAGCACTAAAGTATTACCTTCAAGATCTCCAACTAGATTTTTGATAAGGTTATTTCTTTTTTCATTTTCCACAAGATATTCCATCTCGGAATGATAATCAGGGAAATGTCTATAGGTGTGCTGACATAATAATATTTTTATTCTAAATTTAGAAAGGTGACCTTTCTTAATCAAAGTATCAGTTTTAGTTACTTCCGAACATGGACCAAACAATCCTTCCAACACCCACTTATGAGTCTTGCTTCCAGATAATGTACCAGTAAAACCATATCTAAACTTTGCATTATGAAGTTTTGTCATAATACCTGTTAAAGATTTTGCTTTAAACAGATGTGCTTCATCACCTATAACACAATCTATATCATCAAAATATCTTTTAGGAAATTTATAGATTGATTGCCACGTAGATATTACAACATTCTTATCACTGATCCGATCCTTACCACCATATATCTTATGAACATATTCTTCAGCATTCCAACCATAGCTACAAAAGTCCTTGACCATTTGTTCCACGAGGGACGTAGTAGGAACGATGATGAGCGTCTTCTTGTTGGAGGCGCAATAATATCTGACTATGGAATATATCATAAGAGACTTCCCAGATCCAGTTGGAGAAAGAAATAATCCCCTATTATCTTTTAATGCTTTAAAGACAGTGAAGTATTGATAGTCTCTTGGTTTAACTTTACTAATTTTATTCATAAAAGATGCAACACCTTTCGCTGTAATAAAACTATTACTAACGTCTAGTTCACCATACCAATCACTATGGTTATATGATATTGTATATCTTCTTTCTTTACACCAGTCTTTAACATGCTGGTGTAACCCATTGTACATCACACCTGTAGCAGGAGAATATAAATGGATCATTCCATCCCAATACTTAAACCTAGCTTGTCTCTTTAGAAATTTTGCTTCTGGAAGTTCAAATGAAAAATAATCTGCTAACTCATGATGAACATGTTGTTCGCAATCAATTTTCATATTGACTTCATTTCTTTTAGTGATGGTAAGATCTGACATCATGTACTCCCATTGATAAACTTCTCCCATTCAATAGCACTCTTAATAGCAAATCCTCTATTAGATACTTGCTTCATAACCTGATCTAGGAAATAAAGCATCTGATCTATGAACTTAATCTTTGCTTCTATATTAATAAGTTCCTCATCTCCTTCGAGATATATCTTCATTTTTTCTGAAGTCTTGATGCTGTTCCCAAATGGTTTCTTTGCATATACTTCAGCAGTAGATTCACCACCGTAGTACTCTCTCTTCTCCTTAACCATTTTTCTGTACTCAAATTCAAGAGATGTTTTGATTTGTGATACGTCAGTATAATGATTTAAATATTTGTTATGTTGAAAAGGAATTTCCAAAGCAAGTTTAGCAAGGTCTTCAGAATACTCCTTGTTCTTAAACTGGAAGTTTACTTCTGCATCCTTTGCCCAGACTTCTTTAATTGTTTCAAATCTATGATGTAATTGACTAATGTTCATTATATAATTTTAAAATTCTTATCACGTATAGTGTACTTGAAATATTTGAATGCTACTGTTGCTGTGAAGAATTCTATGTCATTAACTGTAGCATCAAATCTAATATCAGTCAAACTGATTGGAAATAATCTCTCAAAGTCAACATAGAATATAGGATTGTATGAAGAGGATTGCACTTCTAACTGTGCTCTAGAATATTCAACACCTCCCTCTAGATGTTCTTCTGCTCCTCCATTCTTTTTAATCCAATTCCATATGGAGGTGTAATTCAATAGATCTTCATCTATAATAAATGTAACTACAAAATCTCCATAAGTTACACCACCACCAGGAACGATAGGGATCTCACGAAACCTTGTAGGTATTTCTGTGAATGGCATTTGAACATCAGGTATGTTCGCACTTTGGCAGAAGAAATCTGTACCTTCAAACATTTCCAGTTTCATTTTGAAACCAGTGGGTGTTAAAAAGTTCCTATTTTTAGGTTGTTCTTTATACCAATCAGCAGTCACGTCAACTTCCCAAGCTTTCTACTATTTATCTGGGCTCGTCTGGTGTGTATAATTGTAATCCGTAATCATTGCAAACAATTTCGTATGCAAATGACGTAAATATTGTTGCTCTACAATAGGTCTAGATGGTAATTGCTCCCACTGTTCTAAAAAGAAAGATACACAATTGTACAGTAATCTCGTTTCTTTAATTCCCATTTCCGATACACAACGCCAAGACTCATCATCAACTGGAGGATTCCAAGAAGGTCCCTCTTGATCATCTGGATTGTTGCTGTAAACGGTCATGCTTCAACTGCATTATTGTCCTTATCATGTCGTTGATAGGCAGCAGGTGTTCGTGTGCTATTGTCTGCTTTCCTTGCTTGATATGTACCAGGTGTTCTAGTGGTATTATCTACTTTACGTGCCTGGTAATCAGCGTTCCAATCTTTCCATGCCACAGTACTCCAACCCTCACTGTCTCCAGAATAAAGTGTTTTACTTACACTTCCTGGTTGAGGATCAGATTCTGTATTATTTGACTCGTGTCTTTTGTATGTCATATATCTATTTAGACAAAAAAAAGGACTCCGAAGAGTCCTTTTGGTAATGCGAATGTGAAACTTGTATCACATAAGATTGATAACTTGAACACGACGATAGTACATGTTGGCATTGGCGGTAAGTGTCTCACCGTCAGGTGTACCATTGTATGCACCGTTAGTTGTAACATATGGGTTCGATACCATACCGTAACGTGTTTTGAAACCGATTTTAGGTTGGAACGTATTGGGGTCAATACTGCGAACCATCTGGAGGGGTACATATGGGCAGTAGAATAGTCCTGCGTCATATGGGGAAGTACCCTTATAACCGATAACATAGTAATGCTTGTCAGACAAGTTGGCAGAGTAAGGATCAACGTAGACCTTAATGCGACCATTGATTGTACCAACAGCAAGATTTCCAGTGTCATCAACTTCACCGATGGAAGGACCACCAGCACCGTTAAGACCTGAAGAATAGTCAAGAACACCTGCCATAGCCAGAGCACTTGCAACGTCTGCAGAACAGATGAGGAAGTTACCCTTTCCACGACGAGTCTCTTGGGCAATAGCGTTAGCGTCACGCTCTACCTGATAAAGAAGACCCTTGAATTTCTCAACAGACCACCGACCGTTGCTGTCAACGTCGAGATCGAAGATGCCAGCGTTGGCAACATTATTTTGAGCACCTTTCTTGGCAACTGTGTAGACTGTACGAACAACTTCACGGTTGATTTCAGCGAGAACTTCACTAGACAGAATGTTAGCGAGTTCTTGCTCGGCATCTAGACCATGAATTGCTTTCAAGTCTTGAGCGAGTTCTAGAGTGTACTCTGCTTTGAGTGCCCTGGACTTTGCAGTCACAGAAGTCTTCTCAATGCTGAATGACATCTCACGGAACAAGGCATCAGC